GTATAATGATTAAAATAATGGACAATAAAGCTTTTGACTCTACTGGTTCTTGCAATCAAGGTGTAGTAAATTATAGCTATGATGACCTAGTTCATTCTTTTGGCGAGCCAACTATTACTAATCACGTAGATAGTGGTAAAGTTTCTGTAGAATGGCAGTTGACATTCGATGTTGAAGATGAATATTTCTTCGAGAAAAAAGTCAAAGCCACTATATATGACTATTGTACTGGCGTTCCAGCCAAAGAGAACAAGCAGTGGTCAGTTGGTGGCTTTGATAAAAGCGCTTTCACTTGCGTTAACTCTGTTCTCTACCTTGATCATGAAATTTGGGAAAGTATTTGAAAATAATCCTTTACAATTGGTCAAAAGTGTGATAGAATATATCTATCAAATGGAAAAGGAAGGAAAACACTATGGCAATACCTAAAAGAACACGTAAAAAGACTATTCGCGCTCGCGCCAGAACAGGCGTTGCAGCAGCTCCAATGACAAGTTGGCTTGCGTTCTCTTCTTACTTTCATATCGAAGTAGATAAAAAAGAGTACTCAGCTATTTGTAAAAATTGGGTCAAAAAGAATTATTCGAAAGCTGATGCTAAAGCAATATTGGCTAACCCTGAATGGAACTTTACTGCTCACTCTCATGTCGCTGCTGCGATTGCATGGACTGATGCTGGTAAAAACTGGGATGACCTAGATCAAAAATATTCTGGATACGCTACATGCGCTAAAAAGAAATTTGATGACCTTATCAATTCTGGCAAACAAATTCTAAAAGAGAAAACTCAGGCTGAAAAACAAAAGTCTAATGTGATTATACTTACACCACAACAAAGACTTATTCGCAAAATCAACAGCACTATTATGACTGAGCTAGATGAAGTAGAAGATAAATGGATTGAAGGCGATTATGGTGCTTCAATAGATCTTTATAATCGATTTAAAGCTCATGGACTAAGTGGTTCTGCCGTCGATATGGTTCGTAAAACTGTTGAAGGTTGGCATCTTGATTATTCTGATGCTTACCATAAACGTTGTGATCAGGCTGTTGAAGGCTTTTCACACATGACAAGACCACAGCTTCGTAAAGTTATGAAGACGTGTGAAGAAATGCTTATGGATCTTGATAAGATCAAAGCTTCAGCCAAAGCTACACGTAAAACACGTGCACCAAAGGTAAAGACTGCAGATAAGCAAGTCTCTAAATTGCAATACCTAAAAGAGGATAAGAACTATAAGATCACCTCAATCGATCCTCTTACTATTCCTGGCGCTATTAGGTTATACGCCTTCAACGTCAAGAATAAAGATTTTACTGAACTTCTCTCTAGTTCTCCAAATGGATTTGAGGTGAGTGGATCTACAGTCAAAAATGTAGACCTTGAGAGTTCACGTAAAATCAAATTGCGTAAGCCTGATGAGTTCCTTCCGAAGGTTCTTAGTGGTACAGTGAAACAAGTTGATAAGGCTTGGGAATCACTTACCACTAAGACCGGAACGGCTAATGCTCGAATCAATAAGGATACTATTCTTATTAAGGTAGGCCTAAAATGATTAGAGAAGCTGTTACCGCCTTTAGTTTAATGTTTGGTGAGTCTCCTATGTTGGAGACTCCACCTAATCTAGATCTTGAACACGATAAAAATCAAATCACTTGTTTAGCTGACAATATGTATTGGGAAGCTAGAAATCAGTCAGTAAAAGGAATGTTGGCTGTTGGATATGTTACTATGAATAGAGTATCTGATGACAGATTTCCTTATTCAGTCTGTGAGGTAGTTGAACAAGGACCAGTAAGAGAAAGCTGGAAAACTAAAGGAACATACTACCCAGTAAAAAATCGTTGTCAGTTCTCATGGTATTGCGATGGTAAATCAGATGAAATACCATCAGCTGATGAAGATCTATATGCACTTATTACTGCAATGGCCTTCAAAATATTCTATGCAGATGAAGGCAATGATATTACAGATGGTGCAACGCATTACCATGCTTATTATGTTTCGCCTGAATGGGCATCAACTAAAACACAAACAGTCACTATTGGTGACCACATCTTTTATAGGTGGGAAATACAATGATTGAACAAATTATTCTAACAAAAAAGCGATTCTCAAAATTAGTTGAGGATAAAGTAACTGAAACTAAGATGCCATATATGGATGCAGTACTTAAAATCTGTGAAGAACGTGACCTTGACCCTATTGATATTGGTAACCTTATTGGTCCAGTCCTCAAGGAAAAGATAGAGGCTGAGGCTATTGAATTAAATCTGATTGTTAATAATGGTGGGAATACTTTACCACTTTGAACGAGCTCAATCAGATCAAGGAATATGAGATGCTTATGGAACCATTTGAGGCCTATAGTTATTATCTAGCAATCAAGCTCCACTTTGAGAGTGAGTCTTATGATGCGATAAAATATAACTTTAAGACCTCGGCTAAACCACAATCATTCTGGAAAAGGAAAGACAAATTTCATTTTGCTCGACTTGGTCGTAAATATGAGAAGCCACCAGAGTTAATTAACTACTATGTCTCTCAGTTTATTATGGACCAAAAGTGGGTTGGTGATATGATGATTGAAGATGATAACTACATTGAATGGCAAAAAAGAAATCAGTCTCTATCATACACCTTTGAACAGGATATAAATAAACTCGCTGAGCAGATAGAGTCATTTGAAGATCTGTTTAGTATAGACACTCATCCATTTATTGTCAAAGAATATATGAGTGGAAACATTTGTTTGGAAACTGTGGTCATACTCGATAAGCTTACTGGCTTTATGAGAAAGGCAAACAAACAAATTACTGAGACTATCCTATGGCCGGATATATCTCGAAAAATACGAAAGTATAGCACATTTGTTAATTTTGACAGAAAAAAATTTGCAAATATCGTAACTAAGGTATTTACAAAGTGAGAAAAATGTGTTATAATATAAGGACTTATATAATGAATAAAGTGGATAATTCAGCTAATACGCAAATACAAGGAGAATATACATATGTCATTTAGCGCTCTTAAACAAAATCGTGCAAACGATATCGCCAATCTAGTTTCAGCTGCTGAGTCTATCGGTGGTGGTGGAAACCAAGAAAAGAAATCGTATGCCGACGAGCGGTTCTGGAAACCAACGGTTGATAAAGCCGGTAATGGTTATGCAGTACTCCGCTTTCTTCCAGCACCCGCGGGCGAGGATCTGCCGTGGGTTCGTTATTGGGATCATGGGTTCAAAGGTCCAACTGGACTTTGGTATATCGAGAATAGCTTGACCTCTATTGGTCAGCCTGATCCGGTAGGTGAAATGAACTCTGTGTTATGGAACTCTGGCCGTGACGAAGATAAGGCTATTGCGAGAGATCGTAAGCGTCGTCTTCATTATGTCACTAACGTTATGGTGGTTTCTGATCCGTCTAATCCAGCAAATGAAGGTAAGGTATTCCTTTATAAGTTTGGTAAGAAGATCTTTGATAAGATTATGGATTTGATGCAGCCTCAGTTTCAAGATGAGAACCCAGTAAATCCATTTGACTTCTGGGAGGGTGCGGACTTCAAACTCAAGATTCGTCAAGTTGAAGGTTATCGCAATTATGATAAATCGGAGTTTGCGTCACCAGCTGCACTGCATGATGGTGATGATACTAAACTAGAAGGTGTTTATAATACCCTCTATAGTTTGCAGGAATTCCTCGATCCTAAAAACTACAAGTCCTATGCCGAGCTTAAAGCAAAGCTTGCAAGAGTTCTCGGTGAGGATGGTACTCCAATGAGTACCGCAGAATCTGTATCCTTGGATGAAACTGCTCCAATTCCTTCCTTTCCAGAGCGGGATCAACCATCGATTCAGGAGCGAGCTAGCTCAGATAACAATGGTGAAGAAGACGACACCATGAGCTACTTCGCTAAATTGGCCCAACAGGCCTAAGGAAAAGGGAGGGTTTCGGCCCTCCCTTTTTTTATCCGAATCTTTCATCCATAAAACTATTACCAAACCCTGATGGAGCTCCATTTTGGGATCTAGCATTATGTCCTGCTGCTGGTAGTATTTTGTTTTGAGTTCCAGAAGATTGGTCTATATTATTAACAATAACTGAAGGATCTGGAATAGTTTGACTAGCCATATTGAGTTGATTAAGATTATCAACTGCCATAGCTAATTCATCACCACCATTTGCTAATCCACGAATTTTATAGCCTCCATATCCAGTTTCGCCAGTAGCTTCTGAGCCATAGAGTGCTGTTTCAAGATCTGGCATAGCAGATTTTAGATTGGTTGCAAATTGCTTAATATCTCTGCCACCATTAGCAAAGTTACCAAGATTAGAAAGTTTTTCAAGATCACCTAGAACTTTGCCAAAACTACTAAGTATATTTGGATCTAAATTTTTAAGTGGCTCTAACTCGTCCACAATTGCCTGAAATCTGCTTACTTTCTTTTTCGGATCTGGGTCATCGGCTCCAGTAATCCAACGCCAAGCTTTCTTAAATCCTTCGGATATTGCTGTACCAAGTTTTGCTAAACCTTCTGAGCCTAGGAATGATACCATCGCAGGTCCAGCAAGAGCAATTGCAGCTACTGCTTGCTTTAGATTATTACCATCAAGTTTTGAAATAGGTACTAAGCCTTCAGCAATATTTGTTAGTAGTTTTTTGCCGCTACTACCATCTAATCCAATAAATCCGCCGATTCCAGCCAATCCATCAAATGCCATTAGGAATCCTGCAAGGCCGGCACCAATCATAGTCATACCAACTGCAGCCATACCAGCAACCATAGGACCACCAACTGCTCCAAAGAGAGCACCAGCTCCTAACAATGCTCCAAGACCAATTAAACTTCCATTACTAAATGCTCCAAGACCTTCGGCTAAGTTTTGCATTTGTTTCTTCATTGTTGAGCCATCAACGCCAAGCCATGAAGCAGCTTTATCTCCAAGAGCCAAACCAGCAAAGAAACCACCAATACCCATACCAATAGCAGTCATTCCAACTGCTCCTTTAGCTACGGTACTTGGCCCAAAAAGTGCAGCTGCCGCTGCGCCACCACCTATAAGACCGCCAATGGTATTAAATACTTTTGGATCAGCCGCAAGTGCAGTGATACCTTCGG